GTGGTGGTTATCAAAAGTTTGATTTGGACAATCCCGATACTGTTAAAGAATTATGTCGTCAAGCATCAAGAGAATTAAATGCTTGGATAAAAAGACATGAAGGTATTTGTACTTTAAAAAATATTGACATTGATACATTGTCAGAGGTTGCTGACTCATTAGAATCAGAAAGTGTTTCTAGCGAAGCTAGTTAGTTTTTTGTCCTGTGTCGAGGTGGGGTCAGGTCAGTTAGGCATATGTAGCGTTGGGTTATGTTAAGGCAGTTACAGTTGGGGTTGGGTTTGCTTGGTTCAGTTAGGATCAGTTGAGGCAGTTGTGGATATGGCGAGGAGAGTTGCGTTCAGTTCAGATGCATTTCGGCAGTTGTGGTCTTGTTAGTTCGAGTTGGGTGCGTTACGGCAGTTGGGGTGAGTTGCGATATGTTACTTTGGGGTGCGATAAGCTCAGATAAGTTCGGTTATGTTAAGGCAGTTTAGCTGCGGTCAAG